AACCGCGGTGAGCCTTTTAGGTCAACTGAGTTGTTCACCGCGGCAGTGAACTCACTGGCCCAGTTCGTAGCGTGCCCGCCCACCTGCAGTACTACCATCGGTTCAGTGGCACTGTTGTTGTTGACGGTAAGGTCTAGACCATCCAAGTTTAGGAAGAGCCGTTTGTCTTCCCGGTCAATGCTACCAGTCACGTTTGAGGGATAGCCGTTAGCGTCCAAGTTATCCGGACTACCACCCAACATCATGCACACTCGATGATTGCCAATGTCCTTTGTGGCGGTTCGGGCCACACTAGCTGTTCCATGTACCTTCACCCGGAACGTCGGTCCCCACGCCCCACTGCCGCTGTAGTCAGCCGTCTCTAACCACGGCTTGATCGCCAACCGTTGAATCGTTGCACAGGCGTCTGTGTCACCATCAACATCTACGACAATGTCATACCCACCTCGGGCGTACCGGGCCAAGACATTCAGGGCTTCTTTGATCGTGTCGTAGGTAGTGGTGAGGGCGCTCATGTTGAACGCGGACCAGTCAGCTTCGGTAGTGGCGGCGTAAACTTGGTTCTGGATTTGATCAATGTGAACTGAGTTAGCAACGGAGAGCTTTTTGGTGTTCAGCTCCTCGATGGCAGATTGGACGTTGGAGCTGCTTACGGCGTCAATAACCCCGTTGCCTTGGTCCACTGAGGTGGGCAGGTTGTATAGTTTGATAGCTTGTATATCTGCCGTGAACGAAATGTCCTGGTCTATAATGGACAAGTTTTGAATGTTATTAGTGGTGATAGAGTCCAGGTTCGCATAGCATCCAGTACCGGCTAAACAAGAAAACCCTTGATGTGTACCAAAAGCCTCGTAACCAAAATCTCCCGTTGCCATCTTCTCCACAGTCACCGAAGCGTTGCTGGGAGTCCCGCCTGATCCCGGGGGGCCCTTTACTCCACCACCCATTCCCCCATTCGGTCCCGCCAGCGCCGGAGCCGCGATCAACATCAACCCTGCCAATACTCGGCTGAAGCGCATAACAGGTCCTCCGAAGGTGTTTACGGTGCCGGCATCGCCCGAGCTACGGCACACCCAGACACGACACCATTACCCGGGCCTGAGTGCTGGCGTTGGCGACCGTTGTTACTTGGACAGCCAAAAACGGCAGCCCGGTGAGGTCGAAGAGGTATCGGTACGGAGTAGTGTTACCCCCCGCACCATCTTCACCAGAAAGCGGTGTGTCGTCTGGGTAACCATCCACGTTGTTGTCCGTGATGATCTTTCCGCAGTTGTTGGCTGACGGGGTCGTACCCAAACAGCTCCAAATGTGCACCCTGGCAGTACCCCCCGTCCCGGTGATGTCCGGGTCGAACTGCACCGTCACCCGGGCACACTGGCCGGTCTGGATCACCGGGCTGAAGAACGGTACGTCCGTGTCTACGGGAGTGTTCGCGGCTGGGGCGACGATGCCAAAGTCGTACACCACCGCTGCCCCAGGGGTCACGTTGGTAGTGACAGTGTCTGTGCCCACCTTCTTCCACACTGCGGTGGACACCACCGCCCCTGCGGGTGCGGCAATCCCCAGTGCGAGTAGCAGCCCCAGTAGGGCTTTGATCGGACGCATTAGCTGCGCTCCTGGGCAATCCAGAACGTGTCGATCATCATCGGCAGCGCCGTTGCCGAGGCTGACCCAGAGGGATTGCACGTTCCCAGGAACGGGTACAACGGTGTCGTCTCTCCCAGCACTGACTTGGGCAGCGGAATCGCTGTGGACGTTGTGGCGTTGATGCTGAACTTGGTGAAGTTCGCTACCGGGCGCACCGCCGCCGCAGTAACCGTTCGGACGTAGCTGCGAAGGTATACGTCCACCTGACCAAACGTGGTCGTGGTGTTGGGAGCTGCGTACTCCCCCACAACCACCCAGTCCAGTCGGGTCACCTCCGTACTGGCGGGCAGCGTCACGGCCATTCCGGTCACCCGAGTTTTCGTCCCTGCATTGTCTGTTCGCCGCCCACACACGTACACGTACCCCGTGGGCTCAACGATAAACGCCAGCCCTTCGGTGGGGCTGAACGTCCCGGGAGTAGCCATCAGCGTTCCCGCCGTTCCACTCAAACCCTGAACCAATGTATGGAACCCAGTGGTGTACGGGATCACCATGGACCCGCCAATCGCCAACCGACGCGGATAGGTTCGGTTGCCCAGCACCCACCCGCCGTAGGCCCCAGTCCCACCCGCAGCAACCGCTCCAGCGCGCAGCACGTTCCAACCCGTCGCGTTGACACTGCCCGGGGACATCGCCAGCATCCCGCCCCAGTCGGACAGGTTCATCACCGTTCCTGATGCCTGGACCAACGTCTCTGAACCAATGTTGGCGTAGTTCCACCCATTGGTGAACGTCGCAGCAGCGGCTGCCCCAGTAATCAGCCCGGGGTTGATAGTGGCCGCCCCTGACCGGGCCAGATCCACCAACGGATTGTCGAATTTGTAAATCTCGTACTTGAGCAGCGTGTCGGTCAAAATGGCAGACGGAAGGTTGGCAAACGGCGCGGAGATGCCTCCACCACCCGTCAGTAACGCGCCACCCAGTCGAGTGGCCTGGTCGTTGGGAAGGCTCACAGTGCGTCTCCTCGGCGTCTAGGAAGTTAGAAGGCGTTGGCCCGTAAGGTGGGCCAGTCCAGGTCGCCTATATGTGCGATCTACTTACATGCTGAAGGCTTCTTGATGCGCATGGTCCCGTGGCCCGAAGGCGTCGGGGCTGTGGGCATCTTAGTTACCGGAGTGCTCTTACTACCCTTGGGGGTAGGAAACGTCCCACGCTTCGCCGCCATTACGGGGCACTTCCGACGATTCCGCGCCAGTCGTCAAAGGTGATCTGGGCGCGGTATAGAGCGTCGAACAGGCTGTCCTTCGTCTGGGCATCCTTGTTGTTCGACATCACAAGCTCCTGCCGGTCGTACCAGGTGATGCTGTGCTGGCTCTTCTTCGCCACCAGCCACCAGTTCGCCGCGGTTGTGAGGAAGGGCACCCGCAGCACGTTGATCCCGAGCGAGTTGATCGGGTTCACCGCGTTGTTGGCCGTGCCCGGCTCCTGCTGCGAGTTGAGGAACCGAACAGCGTTGAACCGCTCCGACGGATGGATGACCAGGGTAGACGGCTCAATTCGGATGAACCTGTCCTGCTCGTCCTGGCTCAGCTCGAACATCGTCACCGCAGCTTCGATGCCCGCCACGCTGAGTGCCACTCCGGGCGACAGGGCGTTGGACTGCGTTGACATGGACTTCAACGCAACGTGGGTCGTTGCGCAGAGCTGCCGCAGCACGCCGTCACCTTCCGGGATACCGGTGTGGTACGTGGTCACGAACGAGTTATTGAGGAGGCCCCAGGCCAGATTCTCCTGGTGGTCCCGAGCCGACCCTCCAAGGTCCGAAGGCATCTTGGAGATGATCGAGTGCTGGTCGTCCTCTTGCATTTCCATCGTCACTCGGAAACCGAGGGCGAACGTCTGCATGACGACGCGCTTCCTGCCGGACTGTACCGGGTCGTCGTAGCTCACCGGCGTACCCTCAGGCTTGCTCACAAACGTCCCGAGGCCGGACACTTTGAACGTGTCCTCAAACGCCTTCGTGGACTTCTTGGTGTTGAACAGTTGGGGGTACAGCAGGTCGATCTGCAGGTACTCCTTGAAGAAAATCTTGGTTACCCAAGGTTCCAGTAGCTCCGGGAGCATCGGTGAGAAGGTGGCCATTCGGGTCTCCTAAACGTGAAGGGAAGGACGGGGGCCCCAGCGGGCCCCCACCCAGGGACTAGGCCGGAGCCGCAATCGCGGTCGTGGACTGTGTCTGACCCACAGCGAACGAGCACACGACATATACTCCCGTTCCTCCACCTTGGAGAACGGAACGCCGACGGGCGTCAAGCACGTCCACAACACGGGCGAGCTTCACACTGGCGTTATCACTGAAGCAGAACCGGTTGGCCACACCACCGATGGTCGCCATACCGATGCCCACAGCGTCACCGATAGTGGCGTACGACGGAGTGCCCAGCGTGCTGTCGTCCACGGTGTACCGGCCGATGAACGTGGACGTTGCATCCGGCACGATCACGGGAATGCAGTCCAGGTCCGCCCAAGCGACACCCGTCTCCGGGTTCTTCGTGGTGCTCGCAGCATACGGAGCCATAGCGATCCCGAAAAACCCGTTGGTTGCCGCTGCGTTGTTGGACGCCCGGGTCACTGTGCCCGCTGCCGCAATTCGCACCGGCTCACCACAAAATAGCCCCGATACCGTTGTCACCTTCATGCGGTACACACGACTGTGCCCACCATGGGGCGAGTTGAACGGCATGATGTCTCTAGCACCCATGCTGATCTCCTTACTGCGTCACGATCGCATGATTGCGACCCTGGTAGAGAATCGGACCGTCAGCCCCACTGGCCCACCGGTCGTATCCAGAGTTCTTCCCGAGATAGTCCTGGGTGGACCCTTCCATCGCGGTTTTGTTGAGTCGTGCGTGGTGCTCGGCAAGGACACGGTACTTGGCCTCACTAATCCTAATGAGGATGACGTCCTTGTTGGTCTGGATGCCGTCCAGACCCAGCCCCGCGAAGTCAGGTTCCTTGCGGAACGCCCGTTCCGGGGAATCGGGCGGAACCACTTCCCAATGCTGACGCAGGAACCTCATCAGGTCAGACGAGGTATTACGGCACCAGTAGTAGAGCATCCCGGGAAGAGGGTTGGAGACGTTCAGGTCCTCGGCGTTGCCCCTATGGGTGCCGCGGACGTTCTCATAGGCACTACCATCAGGGAGCAAGGGGCGCAGGTTGCTGTTGTCGCGTCCACCTTGGATCATTTCGCTTTCGCCTCCGCGGCCACTCGGTCGCGCCAAGCACTGAGGGTCCCCGGGGTTTCCCGGTCCTTCACGTACTCACTAAGGGATATATCCACACCCCCTCGGGATAGTCGAGCGACGAACTCACTTTCTTCTGGGCTCGCCTTCGTGCCGGACGCTCGGCTCACCACCCTGCCATTCTGCAACATGGACGTCGCCGCCTTCCGGTCGGTGTCCACTTTGGACCGTTTCGTGTTTAGTTCCGCCAACTTACCCGGCTCCCTATACGCCATCCCTAGTATGGCACTGACGGTTGCGTTGATGATGTTGGGGTTGGCTTGGTTCTCAATCGGCACTTCCTTCAACGCTAGGTCCAGCTTGTCCCGAATCTCCTTGTTGAAGAAGCCTTCCCCAAACGCCTCATCCACCTGCGCCATCTCGCCCTTGATGAGACCGTCCCGGGTCTGGGTGAGCAGTTGCTGCATCGCCGGGCCCACCTGCTTGGCCATGCCCTCCACGGCGATCTTGTTGACGAACCCCCTGGGGTCCTGAATTAGGTGGGTGTAGTCGTCGGGGGCTCCCCCGTCGGGCTTCAATGCGGGCGGCGGCGCGGCTGCAGCCTCCTGTGCTGCCTTCAACGTCCCCACCTCCTGACGTAGGGCTTGGAATGCGGGGGCCACCGTCCGGGACAATGCCCGTTCCAGGGCTCCCTGCATCCTAGTATCGTCCGCCACAGTGGTGTCGGCCGGCGTCGGGGGCGCTCCATCCGGCGTGCCGGGGAACAGGTCGTTGTCAGCCATCACATCTCCTCCCTATCTACAGCCATGTAGTCACGGTGGGTTTCCACTGGCTCGTTAGACGACACAACGTCCGCCTCCCACCGGCCGTCGGTCAGCCAGTCCAACATCCGCACCCCCGCTCGGGCCCCCGCTACTTGCACCTCATTGGGGGAACTCACCATTACCTCCACCAGCTGCATCCTCTGGTCCCGGAGCAGGCTGCGGAGGACCCGCCATTCCGGGCTGCGGAACGCCTGGCGGACCGCCGAAGGGCCCGCCGGCTCCCGGTCCAGCTGCCCCAGGTCCACCCTGGGCTGCTGCTGCGGCTTGCTGCTGGGCGACGAGTTGCTGTCCCATTTGGGAAAGGGAAGCTGCATCTGCTGTTCGTCCATCTTTGCTCTCCATCAGATACCGCTCAACGTCGTTGATGTCGTTGGACTCCAGTATCCGTTTCATCGTGCGGGTCTTCGCCTCGACGGCTTTCGCCATGACGACCTTCGCACCAGGTGGGATTCGCGGGTCTTGGGACTCTAGAATCATCATCGCCTGTTGGAGGAAGGCGTAGTAGTTGCCGGTGAGTTGGTCCACCATGATCGCCCGCTGGATCTCCGTATCGGGATTGGTGAACTCGCTCAGGGCGTACAGGTCGAACTGGACGTTGCCGCTGAGGGGGATGTCCGGGGGGATGTTCAGCTTCTTGATCCCCTCGGCGTCGTCCTCCCCGTAAATGGTCTCCAGCCAACCATCCTCATCGGTCTCGAACTGCTGGATCAGGGACGCCATATCCTCACCCATTCGGGCCAACTGACGGCGGACACCCCGCAGTGTCAGGTCGAACAGCTTGTTGCCTTCTTGGAGCATTGCCAACGTGCTCGTCGCTGACGACGGGTGACCGCCCATCCGAGTCTCCCGGCCCAAGCTGGGGTCGTTGATCCCACTGACCCGCTCCCCAATCGCCGTCAGCATGTTGGCAATGGTGACGTCCGGCACCACCTGCTTATTGACGTTGGGAAACACCACGTCTTGTGGGTTGCGGACGAAAATGGGTCGGCCCGGGTTGAACTTCCAGCTGTTGAACCGCGGGTCGCTCGTTACCAGCGTCACACTGTTTGCGAAGGTGACGGCGTCTACGGCTTGGTTGACGATGGTAGTCACACCGCGTTGGACATGGTCCAGCATCTTCGCCAACCCGGGACTGCTACCGCGTCCGCTGCGCTTCCTGAAGTACACCTCATAGAAGGGCCAATGGGGGAAGAGGTAGGGGTGAGCGACTACCCGCAACACCTTCCGGGCCTTGGCGTGGAACGTCACAACCAACGGTATCGGGGCTTGGTCTTCAAAGTCCAAGTCAGCTGGGTTGATCCCAGCAGGGCCACGGGCACTCAGCTGGGCCCGGGGCAGCTCTATCCAAATCTCCCTGATGTCGTGGAGGTCGTCCAACCGCTCCGCTGAGTCCACCCCTTCGTGCTCTCGTTTGGCGTGGAGTATACCGGCCTGTGCGCCGTCCAGACCGGCAGATCGTTCACATTCGTGGACAGTATCCTCGTCCCAACCGTCCATGAGTGCATGACCAACCAAATCTGACCAGGTCTGGTAGGACTGCCTAACGACATATTCACTCTCCTGTAGTAGCCGGTCCTTTTGCCACAGAATCTGCTCCCGAGGGATGTTCTCCACCACCGGGCCGCGGTGGGTCTGCACCTTCACGTACTGCGGCTTCTTGCCCCGTCCGGGGGCCCACCGGAACTCGTACTTGTCCAGCCAGCCCAAGCCCAACACCGACGAGCCGTAGACGACCATCTCCCACACCCAATCCAGCGTCTTTGCTTCTATGGCGCACTGAACGTGGCCCACTCGGTTCAGGTGTTTCAGGAACCGCGGGAGCATCTCCTCCAATGTGGGATTCAGCGCCTCTCCCATCCACGTTCGGTTCTGCGTATGCAACCTACTGTGCAATCTGGATACAGTGCCGTCCACGGCGACCTTGATGATGGGCACAACCAGATTGCTAGCGTCGGGCCACGGCTCTGACCGGCGCTCCATCACCGGTTTGGCTTCGTACCATCCCGTCCACGTTTCCAGGTTGCCGAGGAACACCTTGTGTTCGTCTTCCAGGTCCCGGACCTGCTCTGCTAGGGCTCCACCTAGCCGGTCCCGAGTCTCTTTCGTGAGGGTGATTTCCTGGGCGGGCGTCGGCATTATCGGCTCCCTGCCGGCGCAACTGGCGGACGGTTGGCATGGCTGTTATCCACTGCGTGTCGGGCGGCCCCGGCGGCAGCTTCCTTGTTAGCTGCAGTGTCCGCTCGGAGCTTCTCTACGTCTGCTCTGACCGGCCCTTCTAGGTAGCCGAGGGTGACCAGTAGCTCGACCCGGGCGTAGTACTGACGTTGGCCGTTGCTGGGAGACGCACCGGAAATAGGCTCGCCCCAGCCCATCAACATCACCCCATCTGCACTCCCTTTCGGGCCGTGCAATGTGAGCGAGTTCATTTTGGGCACCCTCCACCACTCCGCCCGCTCCATCACCCCCAACGCTTCTGGGTGTATCAGGCAATACTCCACACCGGGGTAGCCCCCATGGGCCAGCAGGTCTGACAGGCTGGGAATGCCGTTCCACTCAACATCGGTGATCCGCTCCGCGGCGATCAGCAGCGGGGCTAGTTCTACGGTGGGCATAGTTGCTCCTTGCCCGCTACCGGGGCACTTGGACTAACGGTTTAGGGGTGGGGTGGCTAATGACCATCCGAACGGGCCTTCCGGGGGTCCACTCCAGCGGGAACCCCGGTAGGGACCGCACCAGGTCGATGGTTTCCTCCACCGGGGTGCGGCCCATCTCGGCCATCTCCAACAAGTGGGTGAACTGGCCCGCTACGTCAGGGGGACACTTCCAGAGCAGCTCGTCCACAGCTAATAGCCCGTCACGGGGTCGCGGCTGGTCGCCGGGTAGGTTCGGTGCTGGTCCCCCATCATCCGCAAATGCTGCTCTACGGAGGACTCAGGGCGGCGCAATACGTCTGCGGCGTAGCCCAGGGCATCGAGGATGTCCCGGGTTCGGGAGTAGGGATATTCTAGAATTTCCTGCACCAGCTCTTTTGCGCCGGCCGACCCTCGGTTCAGGTAGAACAGTCCCTGCCTAAAGGGGGGGATGAGGGCATTTATGCGAGTATCTTTTGCCCTACGTTGCGGTTCCAGGTCCAACGTCCGCACATACTGGCCACGGCGGTCCGCTTCTTGGGTGAGCCAGTGGCGGTACAGCACTGAGAAAACGACCTTCTCGATGGCCACTGTGTCGCACTGCCACACTTTCATCATGTCCAGCATCTTGTGGATGACGTCCACCGGATCGCTGCGGCCGGTCCACACGTCCAGGACGTGGTAACGGCCCCAGGGGTCCAGGCCGGTCATCACCAAGGCATTGCGGCTCCCGGGCTGGGCCCGACGGTCCGTCTCCTCACTGGGGGCTGGGTCCACCAACAGCACCGTTGCCAGCTGGTGCAGCGGGACACTTTGGGGGGCCAGCTCTTCCACCTCGCTGTCCCGGGCTTGCGGGTCATACGCGGCTAAGTCGATAGTCACCTGCTCACCGGTGGGGCCAGGCTTCACGCTGCTCCAGCGGACCCATTCCTGTTGGAAGCTGACGTCCCGGCCAGCCGAGGGGCGGCAGAGGTACTGAGCGGCGAAGTTGTAGGGGTCCAGCTGCTGCATCCGCATCAGCTCGGGGGTGGACCACTTGGTGGGAATTATTGACTCACCCCCCTCCAACGCTCCTCTTCGGTAGAGCTGATATTCGTCGCCCCACTTCCCGAGCACGTAGGAGTAGGCGTCGTCGTAGCCCCATGGGGTACACACAAATAGGTCATTACCTTTTTGGGCTGGTGACTCCAGGTTGCGGGCCGAGTCCACCCACTCTCGGATCATCTGCATCACCACAGGCGACCGGGCGGCCTCAAACGACAGAATGTCGTCCTTGATGATATGCGACCAGTGACCACCGGTGGTTGCGGCGGTCACACCCAGTGCGGTTATCGAAGCTTCTGGGACGATCCGATCCCGCTGGAATTGCAGCTCCGCGTCGTTCCACTTCCACCGTTTCGCTACCGATCCCTCCAGCAGACCTTTTGGGAGCAAGTCACGGTAGAGGGTTTGGAAGACCTTGCTGCTCTCCACCACTTCCCGGATGGCCCGTAGCCACTTGATGGAGTTGGCTTCTTTCTCGTTGAAGATGGCCACCGTGGCGTTGGGGTTGCGGCACACCTGCCACAGGGCGTTGGCCCTAGTGACAAGGCTGGTTTTGCCGATGTCGCGGGGCACTTGCATCATCAGTCGTTTGTGGCCGGGCTGGCCCCACGGGGAGATGAACTCCGCCATCGGCCCATGGACTTCAGGGACCAGCAACCTTGTGTAGTTGAAGATGACCCAGGCGAAGGCGAACAGGTCCCCGTTGAGGTAGTCCCGCAGCTCGGTGACTTGGGTGGGCCCGAAGTCACTGATGTCGTGCTTCGGGAGGGCTTCAGCTAGGACGCTGCCCGGGGACTGGGTGGGTGTCACTCGTTGGTGTCTTCGGGGGTTACGTGGAACTGCGGGATGCCTGCTGAGCCGCGGGTCACATGGGAGGGGTTCACCGACGCACGGTGGGGGATGGTGCGCTTGAGGTCTTGGATGCTGTCGGACAGTTGCATCGCAGATTGAACATCCAGCTTATGGTTGACCTCGATTTTCTGCTCGGACTGGTTGCGGGTGGGCAGAACTTGGTTCCACACCAGCTTGGTGCATTCCATGAAGTACTTGGCGTCGGGGTTGGACGCTTGGGCCATGACGTTGTCGATGACCCTATCGGCTTCCAAGAACAGCCGACTCAGGTTCATGGCGGACTGGGCTTCCATCCGGGCCCCGTAGTGGGCGACGCGGCGGGCGAAGTCGGGGCGGTTGAGCAGGTACTGGACCCTGCGGGCTTCCATCCCAAAGTACGCCCCTACGGTCCTAATGGCGATGCCCGTTGCGAGTTGGCGGGCCATGGCGTCCAACGTCCGTTCGCTCAGCCGACCTGACGCCCGGACGACGCTCAGATAGGTGGCGTTGGCCGGGTTGCCCGCCGCCACCGGCTCGACTGGGTTGGCAATGTCGGCCAACTCCGGGACCAGATCGTCCATCTCCCGCTGCTCCTCCGCGGACAAGCCGCTGGTCAGGTCTGCGGGCTCCACGTCCCCAGTGGGCCTGGCTCGCAAAGCCTCGCCAGGGTTGGGGGCAGTGGGGCTGCTGGTGGCAGTGGGGGTGCCTAACAGACTAGCGCGGCCTGCGGCATGGAGGTCCACAGTCGGCAGTAGCCCCTGTTGCTGTGAATCTAGATCAACCTTCACCGGTAACTCCCACATTGGGGGCAGCGGTACGGCCCAAGTGTTGGTGGATCAGGTCCCGAACGACGTCGGAGATGGTGAGACGTTTGGCCGCAGTTAGGGAGCGTAGGGCCTGGTGAACGTCCTGCTCAACGTGGACGTAGATCACCTTCGGGTGGTGGACGACCCTGCGTCTGGGCATGTGGACGTAGTTACTGCCCCAAGGGGGATTAGTCAAGAACTAACTGGCAACTAAGTCCACATGTAGCTGTAGTTCTAGAACTAACTCCCAGTAGGACTTATGGTGATTGGGGTGCTTTTACCGGATTTCAACCTCGATGGGAACAACAGCCCCAACGGGCCCTGCAATGCCCGCCCGGAGCCACCACCTCACTACTTGCAACAGCTAGGGCCGCTCCCATGCACATGAGCCGCCACCATCCACTAGCACGCACCCATCCACGCACCCAGGACAAACCCACGTACATTGAGGCTAGGCAGGCACATCACCCAAGACACGCTGCGCGTAACGTGACAAGCCTAGGTACTAAACTGTTGGGAGTTTTACCTAACGGCTTAGTCCACGCCCCCGTTGAGGAAAAGGGCCGTTTGAAACCGTTGGGGAGTTCCGGGAGGGTCGCTCTCTCGGGCGGTTTTTCCCGGTACACAATGGGAAACGTAAGTAG